GAATTAACTTACTGAATGGAATGGATAAAGTTGACGTTGAGAGACAGGCATATGGTGTCCCCTGCAGGAATCGAACCTGCAACTAGCCCTTAGGAGGGGCTCGTTATATCCATTTAACTAAGAGGACGTTGTTCGCGGAGGTTTTGAAGTTGTTCCGACGGTTCGCATCCTATCGTAAAACCTCAGATTTTTACAAGCTTTATGCTCTATTTTGTTTCGCTCGGTTTCCCGCTATTCACCTTTAACATTGTTTCGTTCACTTGCCATTGAGTACACATTGAGTACAGAATGCTTTCAAAGTGTGTGTACAGGAAATCATAGTGGCGCTGAGTGACACCAAATTAAGAAGCATCAACGGCAAAGCTTACAACGGCCCGGCAGAGCTAACTGACGGCGACGGCTTGAGCGTTCGCATCACTCCATCGGGAACGATTACATTTCAGCACCGCTACCGCTGGAATGGAAAGCCTGTTCGCCTCACCGTTGGTCGCTACCCATCAACATCATTGAAAGATGCGCGAATTGCCGTTGGTGAGATGCGTGGATTGTACACGAAGGGGGTCAACCCAAAAACCTATTTTGCCGGTAGCACCGGTGAGCTGACACTGAAAGAGTGTCTCGATAACTGGTGGGAAAAATACGTTAAAGGGCTCAAGCACAACACTCAGGTGCTGTACAAATCGGTTGTGTACAACACAATGTACAGCGAGTTTGAGGATGTGCCCGTTGCTAACATCCCTGTATCAGCTTGGGTGCAGTTTTTTGATAAGCAAGAGAAGTTGAATAAAAAGAAAGCCCGCGTTCTGTTGCTTCAACTCCGGTCAGTCATCCACTGGTGCATTAGCCGTCAGCTGATTCCTTCATGTGAGATCACTAAGCTGAGTGTCAAAAATATTGGCAAGAAGCCTGATGTTGGTGATCGCGTTCTGACCTACAGCGAGCTGGCAAAGATATGGCTGGCACTTGAGAACAGTAAGATCGTCACATCTAACCGACTGCTGCATCAAATGCTGTTGCTTTGGGGGGCTCGCCTGTCAGAGCTTCGCCTGGCGAATGCTGCTGAATTCAATACCACGGATTGGATATGGACCACGCCATCTGAGCACTCAAAGATGGGCAACATCATCAGGCGTCCGATCTTCGAACAAATGAAGCCCATGGTTGAACGCCTTCTTAACAGTGGGAATAAGGTCTTGTTTCCAGGACAGGAGCTTGATAAGGCTATCGACCGGTCTTCCTCTAATCTGTACATGAAGAAACTGAGAGAGACGATTGATATTCCTGAATGGCGCACCCACGACTTCCGCCGTTCTTTAGTGACCAACTTATCAAGCGAAGGAATCATGCCCCATGTAACTGAGAAAATGCTGGGGCATGAACTTGGTGGTGTCATGGCTGTGTACAACAAACACGACTGGCTGGAAGATCAGAGAAAGGCTTATGAGCTGTACGCAGATAAAATATTCTGGCACGTTAAACAGCTCGGTTAATCCCTCCGTCACAAATCCATTTCTCCACCGCTCTGCGGCTATACCGCGCCGGATGGGTTAGCACTGGCGCAGGAAAGCCATGTTGCTTACGCAGCCGCCAGAGCGCCGTTCTCGCTTTACCAATCTGGTCCATAACTTCTTTTTCACTCATAAAGTCGTGGTGCATATTTTTCTCCACACATTCCTGCTGCAACAGGTTAATTAAGCCGCGACAGGTCACGGCGTATTGATATTCAGTTTCAGCTTAAGCAAGCCTCAGGTGGCTTGCCCCTTATTTCGGCTCAGCCATTCTTCAGTTTCAAACTTATTGAAAACTTTCCAACAATCAACGCACTTCCAGTCACCGGTATGCTGCCCAATAACCCTGTCCTTGATTATCTTCGCTGAGCCGCATTCCGGGCACTTCTTTGGTTTAAAATGTGCAGACATCAATCCTCCTCTTTGAAATAAACCGGGTCAGTGCCGCGCGGAAATCTCATCTGCTCTTCAAGATAAAAATTAGCCGAGTACCACGACGGGACATGGTTTATTGTTTATCTTTATCGCGTTTATCTTGCTCTGGCTTCCATTCGAGTCCGCACATACCACAGGACCATTTTCCACCAGGGTTTTTATTCGGGCCCCAAAAGTTGCAGAAGGGGCATGTTCTGGGTTTGTAGGCCATTTTTCTTTCTCCTTCTGATAAACAAGGTCCTAGCACCGTAGAAAACTAATCGACTCTCTGCACATGAAATTGAGTTGTGAGAAGCAGATATAATTTTAGGTTACTTGGCACGTAACCAATCATCACTGGTACTTCATGGTCTCAAGCTCAGCTTGCATCCTAATCAATCTAATATTGAGTTCATCAATTTTTCCATCTGTATAATTTTCACTGAACAACCAGTATTTAGCTTTGGCCATACAGTCTTGGGCGAGCTGCTTATCAAACTCAACAACCCTTGAAGAGGCGGCTACCCATAAATCATGAATTTGGTCCTCGACTACCTGGTCTTTACGGGCTCCCGCTTTTAATCTTTCACAATACCTTACTGTCGCTGCTACGGCTGGCGTCAATCCGTCGATAGCACGAAGCCTGATATCTCGCCGTAAATTTAGCCAGCTACTAACTTTATTGGCTACCAGTGATACAATTGAAAGGTTGATCATTTACCTTCCTCCTTAAAGTAAACCGGGTCAGTGCCGCGCGGGAACTGCAGCGCAACGTTCCTGTAATACTGCAACCGCTCTTTGAAATACTCCCTCATCGCTTCAGGCTGCTGCATCTCCACTTCATGCGGGATAACAGGCTGATTCATTCGCTCCTTGTATGCGACTCCTGAGGCGGCTAAATCCACGTTAATCCTGTCGCGCTCTTCACGGCTACGGGCCGCTAGATTATGTGATGGCATCTTATTAACTCCGTGACATGTCACGACAGTTATAACATCAGCTTTACCTCATGCCATCCATTAGTTGTCCAGCATGCAGCCTCACCCTGGCAGGGGCAGGACTGCACTGGCAGTTGCTCTTTGCACTTCCCGCACTGCTGGTGGGCCAGCACCTCCAGCTGCTGTGTCAGTTCGGCGGCATCCTTTCGAATCAGCAGAGCTATGTACTCGTTCAGCTCATACGGTTCACGACCGGGGCGGCGTACGGCGCAGTTATGCGCCAGCATCTCCAGCTCCTGACTATCAAGCGCCAGCTCCAGCTTTTTACCACCGGCAGCGGCCTGTCTGGCACGCTGCGCTGCTTTGCGTTCTGCAGATGTCTTGCTCACGTATCCACCTCCTCATCCTGCACTATGCTTATTGCAGGAGGTACAACATGTGTGGACGATTTGCGCAGTACAGCAGTAGAGATGAATATTTCGAAGCCCTCGGTGTGAAGCCTGACGAAATTATCTATGACCCTGAGCCTATAGGGCGCTTTAACGTGGCTCCCGGTACAAAGGTGTTGCTGCTTAACGAACGTGAGGATGAATTGCACCTCGATCCTGTTTACTGGGGCTATGGCCCAGAATGGTGGAACAAGCAGCCACTCATTAACGCTCGCGGCGAAACTGCTGCCAGTGGGCGTATGTTTAAGCCTCTCTGGGAGCACGGTCGTGCAATCGTGCCTGCAGATGGTTGGTTCGAATGGAAGAAAGAGGGTAGCAAGAAGCAGCCCTATTTCATTCACCACAAGAATGATCAACCCCTGTTCTTCGCCTCTATTGGTAAAGCGCCGTTCGGTAATGATCACGGCCATGAAGGCTTCGTTATTGTGACCGCTGCCAGTAACAAAGGCATGGTAGATATTCATGACCGACGACCGTTGGTACTGACCGCCGACGCTGTACGTGAATGGCTCAGTGTCGAAACTAGCCCGGAACGCGCACAGGAAATTGCTCATGATGCGTCTGTTCCTGAAAAGGACTTCAGCTGGCATCCGGTAACTAAAAAGGTTGGCAATATCCATAATCAAGGTTCCGACCTGGTGGATGAAATTAATGATCCTTTGGTGTGACAAGTTGTGGTCTTAAACTCAATGACCCACACCCACGGGTTAACCTGCCAGCTGTCCGCACCGTAGATGGATTGCCACAGCCCACCAAATTGACATACGGCAGTGTGTCCCATTTCTTCAACTTCACGGGTGCCAGGCTTGAACCTCAGCGCTTCAAACGTACATCCCTCAGCTTTTGCATCGTCCTCGGTGATATCCCAAAGACGCTCCACACGAACGCCGGTAATCTCCAGCGTTATGCGTGAATACTTGCGGCGTATATGAAGAGAAGGCGTCCACTTCATTGGTTGAGGCTTGCCGTTGCAGTCATACAAACGCACCGCATCAGGCTTAGATGCTCGATAAACGATCTGTTCATGAGGCGAGCCGCCAACAGAGCGGATTTCAAATCCGAACGTCTCACGCACCCACAGGCGATCACCTACTGCACCAAATGGGCAGGGCGTTGGCTGGCAACGCCACTCGCTTGAGGTGCGGCTGTTAGATTCAATCACCCAGCCGCCAGTCTCTTTGCTGGCTCTCAATCCTGAGAATTGCAGGTTTAAGCCCTCGTCGAGTCCACGCCACTTAACAATCCGGCGCGTCTGCGTCTTTCTGCCGTCGAGTACTGCACGAACCATGTCGGCGTTAAAGATGATTGGGCGCTCACGCATGGTCAGCATCCTTCAAAAAAAGAATCCAGTGAGTTTTGTCATTCTTCCCGGTGCGCTGCCAGATTGTTGGCTTTTGATCGGTTAAGGCTATTACCTTACGAATTGGTATCTGTGTTTCATTCCATTTGAAAATAAGCGTACCGTGTGGACGCAGTACCCTAAATGCCTCTGCGAATCCAGCGCGGATATCGTCTGGCCACGTCTTAGGGTCAAGTGCGCCATACTTCTTTTTCATCCACGCTTTGTCACCAACTCGCTCAAGGTGTGGTGGGTCGAAAACTACTTGGGCAAAGCTTTCATCGGGGAACGGCAAGGAACGGAAGTTAGCAACGATGTCTGGCGCAATGTGCAGGGCGCGACCATCACAAAGGATGTGGTCCTCATTACGAACGTCAGTGAAAATCGCGCGGGAATCGCCTTTATCAAGCCAAAACATGCGGGAGCCGCAGCACATATCCAAAATTGGTTGATCGAATGCTGGGGCCATTACTCACCATCCTTTACGGCGCGGAGCCAAATACAAACCGCACCGTCTTCAGTGTCATGGATGGAACCAACGAACCAGCCTTCACCTTCAGGGCTTTCAGGTTGCCAGGCAGAGATATCGCAGCCATCTGCAGTTGGGTCGATCATGTTTTCATCACGATACGCTACAAGCCACTGCAAGTCGCGCTCAGACATCCACTGATCAAACTCAGCGGTAGGGATAAATTCGCGACCGTCACAGAACGCCAGATAATCTGGGTGAGACCAATAGCCATACTGGTCACGTTTAACTTCTAGGGGCTTTATGCTCATTTTATCGTCTCCTTAACCCATGCATTCCAGATAGAGCCCGCTGGCAATCAGACGGGCGCGGCGTTTAGCTGCTTCACGGTTACGCTTCTTAGCTTCTTCGGAGCAGTCATTGCTGTAGTTGATTACCATTGGCTTAGATGGTGGGGGAGCAACACGGCGCGGATTTCGGGCCAGGGTGTAAGTGCGGTCAATAGAGCCGCCGCCGAGACAGATTTGATTTGAGGCTTCAACCTGCAGCGTTTCGCCACCTCTGCGCATGATGTGCAGAACTAAACGGTTGAACTCACTCAGGGTCATACCGAGACGTTCTGCCAGCTCACGGCCCGTTACCGGGCCTTTTGATAACTGCCAGGCCAGCTTTTCACTGAATCCGGCATTAGCCCCGGTGCTGCGCCGGAATTGGGCGACCTTTTTCATGACACCACCTTCAGCGTTACAGTGCGTGAGCGGAGCAAATCCATTTCCATCTGCGAAATGATATTGATCGCATGTGAGATACCCAGCTGCTGGTGGTTACCCAGCGTTGTTACAGCCCGGCGTGCTTCCCCAAGTGCTTCACCACGTAGGGTGCGAATCCATTGATCACAAGCTGGAGTGGCAAGCGCCACGTTCAGGTCATCAATCAGGGTCATATCAGCGTCTGCCGCCTGTAGCGCTGAAATGGTGTCAGGCAGCACGCTGTTAATACGCAGCACCTCTGCAGCCATCAGGTTGGCGCGAACGGTGGCAACGTCGAGGCGTGATGACAGCTCAGCCACCATCTTTGCCATTTCAATCAGGGGCGTTTCAATACTGATGTTCTTAGCGAACTGGTGGCCAGCAGCGACGACTTCTTTATTCGACTTGAAATGATGCATGTCATCGCCCTCAGTGAATGGTGATGGTGCTGTTAAGGCGCTCAGCTTCGTTCTGCGCTTTAATCGGATTAGTGATTACTGAGCCGTCAGGCATGACCCAGCCGTTGAGGATATGGCTGTAGGGCAGGGTGATAATGCCAACGGTGATATGATCGTTAGGCTTTTGCATCGCTGTAATCCCTCCGGGCTTTATCAAACTCACTGCCAACGATCTCAACCGCGCCAAATCCATCTTTAGGCGTCGCACTGGTCTGAATGTAAATGGCATCACCATGACGGAATAAAGTAAGGCCACACAGAACCAGCATTCCCCAATCCAGACCAATAGCTTCATAAAGTTCGTCATTATCGACTTTGGTTTTCGGGTAGTTGTCACTCCACAGCTTCTTAACTGCGGCATGTTCTTCCTTAAGGCCTTTGGGTGGCCTGGCTTTCGGCCATGAGGCATAACCAGTGCTACCGGTTGGTACTGTCCACAGCTCCTTAGCGAGGTAAGGTGCAGCATCAAAATTCACGCCGTAGAAGGTTGAGCGCGTTATATCGCTTTTGAAAACTGGCTTGCCGCCAATCAGTGAAGTCAGCTCCGCCGCTTCTTTTCGCATCTGCGCTTCATCAGCACGCGTCTTATCCCATGCTGCTAACGCCTCAGCGTTCGTAAACTTCCAGTAACCCATAACAGTCTCCACACACGATTTTTGGTTGCATGAATCCCTTGCCAGTGACGGCAATAAAAAACTTTTGGGATTCGTTTAAGTTGGCTGGTGAGCTACTGCAATAACCCACAGCCCGATTACTCCACACACTTGAAAGGTTGCTGCGGTGCCGGGTGCCTCCCGGTGCTCTGGTCAGACTGACAAACCTCAGAGCGGAAACTCTTAGACTGTATGCAATCTTTGTCAGTCTTCCGCGTGCGCTAGCCGCATTCACCACAACGAAAAGGACACTTACTCCACGCCTCTAAAGCGTTCGAAAACACCCGCTTTGCAAATGCCCTTATCGTTGTGAAAAAGGGCGGTTAAACCAAAACACTTTGAGTAACCGCCAACACAGCAATTCCGTACTCTTAAAACGCTGGACCCTGAACTACGTCTTCAACATCACACTGCACACTCACCACTCCTGCATCACCACAGCAGATCACATCGGCATCCGGGAAGAGGCGCAGAAAGGTTACCAGGTCCCGCACCGTTGTATTCGACATGTTCTTAATCATCTTCATTGCCTCTCCACACACTTTTAAAAACGGCGCCTGCAAGCGCGGCTAAGTAATATGCAATTAATCTAAGATAACTTAGATTTAAGGTCAAGAAAAAAGCCTAAATAAATTTAGGCTTCAAAATTTTTTAGATGTTTAACGCCTCATAAGGCGACGATGTTCGACGAGAACGCCAATGATATTAAATTTTTCCTTGGCCGAACTGCGTACAGCAAAGTCTTCATTCAGAGGAACAAGCTCAAAAATTTCCTTGCCGTCTTCAGTTACGCCTCTGGCTCGGTACTTTTTGAAGGTCGCTTCATCTTCGCCATTTTTAGCCACAACATAATCGCCAGGCTGAGGGCTAAGTTCTGGATCGATAAGGATAAGGTCACCCTCAACAAAATCTGGCTCCATGGACTTGCCCTTGATTTTTAAGGCAAACGTTCCCTGTGAGAAGTTACCAGTGCTAAACACGTAATCGATATTCCCTTCTAAATTGCGCGCATCACATGCAGGGCTCCAAGCTCCAGCTTGCACATAGCTTATTACTGGAACCTTCATGCTGCCGATAGGCGCTGGCGCAATGTTTGATTCATCTTCCTTACCGTACAATAAATACGTTTCGCTTACACCTAACACAGAAGCTAACTTTGAAAGCTTCAAACCTCCGGGTGTATTCTGATCGCGCTCCCAATAGCCTACGGTCACGTCCGAAACGCCTACTGCCTTACCAAGCTGACCCTGCGTCAGCCTTTTTTCCATGCGTAGCGCCCTAACGCGCCCCCCAAGAGAGCTCACAGTAAATCCCCTAAATGAAAAGTAACTAAGTTATCTTAGTTTTTATTGACCAAAGTTAATTTAGAAAATACTATCTAAGAATTCTTAGGGGAGGCCATTATGACAACCAGTGATTTAGAGAAGTTTTTCGGTACGCCAAACAAGGCGGCAGCCTTTTTCAATGTTTCACCCGAAGCCTTTTATCAGTGGCGAAAGCGTCCGGGCGGTTTAATTCCAAAAGGCCGTGCCGCAGAAGCTGCCTTCCGCACTAAAGGCAAACTCAAATTTCAACCGTCCCTTTACGACAAGCCTACTTCAAACGCTTTGTAAAGATAACCACAGAAAACAGAGGTCAACCGTGGATCAGAAGCACTGGCAGGTAGAAAAGCAACCAGCATGGCTGGTGGCTGCAATCAAGAAGACTATTTCAAGTCTTCCAGGTGGTTATGTGGAAGCAGCCGAGTGGCTGGGCGTGACAGAAGATGCGCTGTTCAACCGCCTTCGCACTAATGGTGATCAGATTTTCCCAATGGGCTGGGCAATGGTCCTGCAGCAGGCAGGCGGCACTAAACATATTGCGAATGCGGTCTCCCGCCAGTCAAACAGCGTTAACGTCCCGTTGGTGGACATTGAGGATGTTGATAACGCGGATATCAATCAGCGTCTGATGGAGTCGGTTGAGTGGATTGGTAAGCATTCTGCCTATATTCGCAAGGCAACCGCTGACGGTGTGATTGATGCGGCTGAACGCGAGCAGATTGAAGAGAACAGCTATCAGGTAATGGCTAAGTGGCAGGAGCATCTTACGCTGCTGTATCGCGTGTTTTGCCCGCCAGAAAAGGTGAACGCCGCAGGATTGCAGTCCGCGGCGTTCGATGCGACTAAATCAACGTGTGTGGAGAACTAATCGCGTGATCAATTTAACCAGATTATCAGGCTTACCGCAATTCCGTTGCCTGCCTTCAGCTGGTGGCCGCTTCAGCAGTGAGCCGCTGCGGTATGTGCTTAATGTACCCGGCGTTAGCGAAGAAGTTAACCACAGCTTTGTTAGTTGGGCTGTGGGTGATGCCAGTCAGCGAATGAAGGCGGTCAAATGCGAGAACTTGACAGAATCTTCCGTGATAAACGCGGAATCCCTGTGCGGGTCATTAGATGGGAGCCAGAGAACGACCGGGTTATCTACCTGCGTGACAACTATGAACATGGCGAGTGCTTCAGCTCTCTCGAACGGTTCAAGCTGTACTTCAGGGAGGTCAGTGTAAGTCATGAGCCTACTTCTGAAAGTTAAGCCATTGGTTATCAGCCCGATGCTCGCTCTGCGTATTGGCATTAACGAGGCCATTGTGCTGCAGCAAATTTGTTACTGGCTGGAAGACACCACTGCTGGCATCGAATATGACGGCAAACGCTGGGTTTATAACAGCATAAATGCCTGGAATGAGCAGTTTCCATGGTGGACCGCGAAGACTATACAAAGAACGGTTTCGTCATTGAAAAAGATGGGTCTGATTTATGTTGAGCAGCTTAAAAAAAGCCAGCACGACCAGACTAATTATTACGCAATTAACTACGCGAGCCCTTTACTGGCCGATACGGACAAATTGTCCCTATCGAGAGAGACAATTTGTCGCAATCGAAAAGGTCAATCTGTCCCTATGGATAAGGACAAGTTGTCCCAATCCATCGGGTCAAATTGTCCCAATGTTACAGAGAATACAACAGAGATTACTACAGAGATTACAACAACCCCTTCTTGTCAGGTTGCGTCGCAACCTGACGATGAGTGGTCACTGGTTCATCGCTCTCGGGAAGTCTTACGCCACCTGAACAAAGTTACCGGCGCTAAGCACACTGAGGCTCAGTCGTCGATGGGCCACATCAAGTCCCGGCTGAAAGACTCGTTTACGGTGGAAGAGCTTTGTCTGGTGGTGGATTACAAACACGCGCACTGGGAAGGCACTGAGGAATATCAGTACATGCGTCCCAAAACGCTGTTCATCCCCGGCAATCTGCCTGGCTATCTGCAGTCAGCGACAAAGTGGGATAAGGCCGGTCGCCCACCACGTTCTGAGTGGAATGCCCTGAAGCGCAACATGCAGCGGGATATCACAGTGATTCCGCAACCTGACAGCACAGTGCCTCACGGCTTTCGCGGCGCATAAGGGGATAGAGCGATGATTAACCACGAATCAAAAATTCTTGAACTGATTACCCGCAATGGTCCGCTGAAGGTTCGCGAACTCTGCAAGCTAACCGGCCTGCATGAGACATCGGTGAAGCGCTTTATCAAACCTTTGTTCACCAAAGGACTGCTAAAGCGTGCCAGCGACTGGAGCTACTCGATCAACACCGCCCCGTTACCTGTTGAGAGCGAGAGATACAGCCACAAAGCTAAGCAGGCCGCCGAACTGGAAAGCAAAGGGTTCTGGCTGCGTGCAGCTCAGGTATGGCGTGAGGCGATGCTGGTGGCGAAGTTCGACGCATCACGCAACGAAGCCAAAGAGAACTGCGACCGCTGCGCCGTGAAAGGCTCACTCAACTGTGGCAGCTATGGTGGCCTTGATACAGGCCGTATTGGTGAAAGCTTTCTGAGTGAGGTTCGCCAATGAAAGCGCACCTGAAGAGCCACTTCGAGCGAAATGAGATTTTCTACCGGGCCATCCGAACCGCAGCCGTGATGATTACCGCCCTGATTATTGTCCTGACATGGGAGTTGACCACAGCATGAGTACTTTAGCGCGCATTTACGACGATAAGAAAAATAGCGATACCGATATCACTACCCGCAAAACTTACCTGCTGGGCGTTGATGAGCTGTATGTTGAAACTAATTACAACATTCGTGATATCGATCAAACCCATGTCGAGGAATTCCGGGATGCCTTTATCGCTGGTGAGCATGTGCCTCCGCTGGCTGTTAAGGTCACGGATAAGGGAGTCAAAATTATCGACGGCCATCACCGCTACTACGGTGCGAAGCTGGCGCAGGAAGCAGGCTATACGCTGCGCCTTGAATGTAAGGACTTCGTGGGTAGTGAAGCTGACAGCGTTGCTTTCATGGTCACCAGTAGTCAGGGCCGCGCCCTGTTGCCACTGGAACGTGCCGCAGCCTACCAGCGCCTCGTGAATCAGGGATTGGAACCAACTGAGATTGCCGCCAAGGTGAAGCGTTCGATCACCGATGTTGAACAGCACCTCCAGTTGCTGACTGTTGGCGAGCCTCTGATTGAGATGGTGAAGTCTGGCGAAGTGGCCGCGACTACTGCAGTAGCTCTGCAGCGTGAGCATGGTGTGAAAGCATCATCGGTGGCACAGGAACAGATGCAGAAGGCGAAGGCGGCTGGCAAGAAGAAGCTGACCCGCTCAGCAGCCATCGTATCACCGGTAAAACTGCGTGAAAAAATTCGTGCAGAACACGCGGCATGGTCACAGGAAACGTTCGGCGACGTTGGACCGGTAGGACCCCTGAAGCACCTGGCAAAAGAAGCGATGGAAGCTGCTCAAGCACCTGACGACCTGTCCGAGTGGGCTGATCTTCAGTTTCTGCTGTGGGATGCCATGCGCCGCGCCGGTATCACTGAGGAAGAGCTTAACGCCGCGATGGAACTGAAGCTTAGCGTTAACAAGGCCCGCAACTGGCCCGAGCCTAAAGACGGTGAGCCGCGCGAGCACCTGAAGGCTGATAGCGGGGAAGCCATTCAGTCTGAAAAAGACTATGGCGATGACCTGCCATTGCTGAAGCACGAAATCCTTGAGAAGAGCGGTGTTGAAGTATGGGCCTGCGTTCAGGCCGCGTTCAAAATGAAGGCTGAGTACACCTACAGCGAATCCAAGTGGGCGCATACATGGGCGGCAGACTCCGTTGAGAACCCTACCTGTGTGACAGTGCCAGCAGAGACGATTGCCAGCGCCGTTCGTCTCATCAAGCAGCACCAGGATAATCTCGAACTGAAGCTTTGGGTATCCGAGAAGTACGATGATCCCGAGCTGGCGATTGAGCAACTGCAGCGATTCTCAGCAGTGATGATAGAAGTTCGCCAAGATAGGCCATGCACGGTTCAGGAGTTTATCGAGCTGGTGGAGCAGACTAACCGTGATTGCTGGTCAAACATTCGCATGCTGCGTCAGGCAGTCCGTGAGGTGGTTGGTCAGATGACTATCCCTGATGTGGGAGAGAGTGCTGCATGAAGTTAACCCTTCCGTTCCCGCCAAGCGTTAACACGTACTGGCGTAACACCAGAAAGGGAGTATTGATCAGCGCCTCCGGGCGCTGTTTCCGCTCCAACGCACTTGCCGCCGTTATTCAGCAGCTAAAACGCCGCCCACAGCCGATTACAGTGAACGTGGAAGTAAGTGTGCTGCTGTACCCGCCAGACAAGCGCCAGCGCGACCTTGATAACTACCTCAAAGCCCTGTTCGACAGCCTCACTCATGCCGGTATATGGGGCGATGACAAGCAGATTAAGCGATTCACTGTAGAGTGGGGTCCGGTCACTAAAGGCGGTAAGTCTGAGGTGGTAATCAGCGATTTTCAGCCGGTGGCGGCATAGGTCCGCAACTGGTTACATGACCAGTAAAATTAGGTATAGTGAGTGCTGTACTGGTGATTGCAGTCGCCGTACCAAGGTTGGTCCCGTTCACTTGCAGGTGATGGGGCGTGGCCATTTAAAAATGTTGTTCCAGTGTGTGGAGAGGTCAAAATGCTGAATCAATCAGCGGGTGCTATCGCGCCTGTATCCAATGCTATTCAATTCCCAACCATGACCAGTCGTGAAATTGCCGAGCTGACTGGCAAACGCCATTTCGATGTCATGAAAGACATAGAACGCATGTATGAGCAGCTGAAAGAAGACGTTCATGGGTGTGCGCAAAAGTTCGTACACCCCCAGAATGGTCAAGAATATCAGCAATACCGTCTTGATCGTGAGCACACCGAATGCCTCATCACCGGTTTCAGTGCCATTCTCCGCATGAAAGTGATCAAGCGACTGCATGAGTTAGAGGAAAGCCAGCCGGTCAAAATCCCGCAGACCTTTGCTGAGGCACTCCGCCTGGCCGCTGAAGCGGAAGAGGAGAAAGAGCGCCTGCAGCTGCAACTTACTGAAGCCGCACCAAAGGTTGCGTTCGTGGATCGCTACGTCACGGCCACCAGTTCAATGACATTCCGGCAGGTGGCAAAACTTCTTGAAGCAAAAGAGCCTGAATTACGCCTGTTCCTGATTGAGAGTCGGGTTATGTACCGCCTCAATGGTGTACTGACTCCCTACAGCCAGCACATCGAGGCTGGCCGGTTTGATGTTAGAACCGGAACCACTACCGAATCAAATTACATGTTCAGTCAGTCCCGCTTCACCGCAAAGGGCGTTCAGTGGATTGGCGGGCTATGGACGGCGTATAAAGCTGCTGGTGGTGCTGAGTGAGGGCATTACTTACACCTGAAGTAGCGCCGCGCACAGGGATTGTGCTGCTAAAGCCGGGGCCGGAGCTCATGAGGTTGTTTAGTGGCCGCGTGGTCATCAGCACCCCTTCAGTCGATATGGCAGACCTGCCATCAGGGCGACTGAATGACGGAACACAACCGCTGCTTGATGAACCCTCACTGATTCCCTTCTTCGGCCACGAACGTGTGATAGCTGCTGCTGGTGGTCCTAATGCGCTGGCATCCTTCGTTCAGTCATTTGGTTGCTGTCAGTGGGAGCAGTCGGAAGCGTGGCATCACCATGAATTTACAGTGTCAGAAATCGAAAACGGCCTGGTGTCTCTTTGCTACAGCCACGATAATGAGTTCAGGGTAAACGGCATTCCCGGTAGCCTGGAAAACATCGCAAAAGGGAACACCGCACTCTGGATAATCAGAGCTGCATGCAGCCAGATGGCGCTAAGCGGCGATCACCAGATGACACTACCGGAATTATGCTGGTGGGCCTCACTGAATGACCTGATTGAATTGATACCGGAGGCACCAGCGAGACGCGTTCTGCGCATGCCAAAGGAAGCCATACAGGCTGGCGAACTTAAAGAGTCGCGAATCGTTCCAACGCGTGCCGCACGCGAAGTGATTCAGGATGCTGCTCAGGTCGTCAAAAAGATAATCAGCTTACGTACTGACCCGGAATCACCAGAATCATTCATGAAGCGGCCCAAGCGTAAGCGCTGGGAGAGTGAGAGATATACACGGTGGGTTAAGTCGCAGAGCTGCGCATGTTGCGGCATTCAGGCGGACGATCCTCATCACATCATCGGACATGGCCAGGGAGGAATGGGAACAAAGGCCCATGATTTATTCGTGATACCGCTTTGCAGGGCGCATCACGATGAACTGCACCGGGACATGAAAGCGTTTGAAGCAAAATACGGCAGTCAGGTTGAACTGCTGTTCAGGTTCCTGGATTTCGCGATTGCAGTCGGCGTTATCGGGACAGATAAAAAATAAAGTGTGTGGAGAGGATTAAATATGCGTGACATGTCACAGGTATTAGAGCGCTGGGCTGGCTGGGCAAAATCGGACAGCAGCGGTGTGGATTACTCATCAATTGCGGCAGGCTTTAAAGGCTTGCTGTCACAGGATTCAAAATTAACGCTCACCTGCAGCGATAATGACGGATTAATCATTGAGGGATGTCTGGCTCGGCTTAAAGAAAAGCGCCCGGATGAGCATGCGATCATCGTGCTGCATTACTTTTTTAATGTCTCAAAGCGCACCCTGGCAAAGCAGGCCAGGCGGGATGAGAAGATAGTGAGAATTGAAATACAGATGGCTGAAGGCTTTATTGAGGGCTGTCTGGCGATGCTTGATGTTCGACTGGATATGGATGCCGAACTGACACCGAAAAAAATATTGAAAAAACCTCTCACGCGGTCCGCATTTTCCTTAGTAATCTGATAAGGTCGATTACAAGCAGTGCAGCTTATCTGCTAAAAGTCAGTTCCAAATGTGGATGTCAAAGCGCCTCGGGCCTCACCAGCCTGGAGGCGTTTTTTATTGGCAGCATAACCTTGAGTGGATTTTTTTAATCATCTCCTGCAAGGTATAAATAATTAACCCTGTTGCCGACGGGCAAGGCTATTACCGCTATCGCGTCAGGGTTCCTACACAAAGAGGTCGCCATAGAGCGGCCTTTTTTCGTTTTTGCGCACACCAATCAGTCTCCACACACACTTTGACGCCGTGGTGTTGCGCATTTTTCTTCTGACTACCAACAGCACCGCCCGTAATCACGGAGGTGATATGAGTATCGATATGAGCAAACTGGCATCAGGCGCAGCTTACGGCGCATCTGCCGGGACAATCGCTAATGGTCTGCTGACCCGGCTGAGTCCCGATGAATGGAGTGCTGTAGGCGTGCTGGCCGGTATTCTGGTCGCGCTGTTCACGCTCGGCATCAACTGGTACTACAAACGCAAAGCAACGCTGGCGCAAATCAAAGCCCTTCAGCGCTGGCCCACCGCACCAGACATCAACGAGGGATAATTCATGGCTATGTCAAACAGCCTGCGCAATAAGCTTATAGCTGTCGCGGGTGGCGGAGCTATGGCTATCGCTACAGTATTTCTCGGCGGTAAGGACGGTGTAGAGGGCAGGGCTTACGAACCCTACAAGGATGTTGCAGGTGTCTGGACTGTCTGTGACGGACACACTGGCACCGGCATCATCAAAGGCAAAAAGTATACCGACCGCGAGTGTGACCGGTTCCTGTGGAACGATCTGCAGCCGGTCAAGAAGTCTGTAGACAGCCTTGTCAAAGTCCCACTTGGAGAATACCAACGTGCGGCGCTTTACAGCTTCACTTACAACGTTGGCTCGGGTGCATTCTCCAAATCGTCACTGCTTAAGAAACTCAACTCTGGCGATGTTAATGGTGCATGTGAAGAGCTGCGCCGCTGGATTTATGCAGGAGGACAGAAGTGGCGAGGACTGATGAACCGCCGCGACATGGAGCGCTCAATGTGTCTGGCGGAGAGTGCTGATGACCTTAAAGGCTAAAGTGCTCGCTGCGCTCATCCTGATGATTATGCTGCTCTCAGCCACATCAGTAGGATTCGCACTTTATTACCGTGGTAACGCCATTAACTACAAGGCGCAGCGTGACACCGCAACCAGTAACCTCAAGCTGGCAAAAGATACCATCACGGACATGCAAACACGTCAGCGCGATGTGGCTGCCCTCGATGAGAAATACACGAAGGAATTAGCAGATGCTAAAGCGACTATCGATCAGCTGCATGATGATGTTGCTACTGGCAAGCGCCGGTTGCAGCTCAACGCCACCTGTCCGAAGCAATCCGCCACCGGCACCTCCGGCATGGATGATGCAGCCAGCGCCCGACTTACTGACGCCGCTCAACGGGATTATTTCACCCTCAGAGAGCGAATCGAAGTTGCCGGAAAGCAAATAGCTGCACTGCAACAGTACATCCACGAGCAGTGCCTGAGGTAGCCATGGCAATATTTTTCGGCAGGGTTAACAAAAGCGAATGGGAGCATACCGGCCTCTTCGCCAATATCGTTCCGGTGTACTTACGCAACATGGAGTCAGGCGAACCTGATGTGTGCGCTGCTAACGGTGTGCCTGAATGGTTCTTTGACCTGATCACACTGCTGGCCTGTTACATGCCATTGCCATATGAAGGCTTCATGTTCACGCATGTAAAGCCAATCGAAGCAGCAATTAAAGGTAAAAAGTAAAAAAAAGGGCCCGTGCAGGGCCATTCAAAGAGGAACACTATTTATTGTTGTGGCTTAAATATTAAAAGCATCCATTTTCATTGCAAGCGTAAGCGGTAACTTAACTGAGAGGAAAAGCATGAGCGAAGCAAAACCGCAGGACGGCAGCACCGTTAAGGGATACCGTACGCTCTCTTATGGCGAAATCGGCAAGATGAATCAATTCAAAGAGCTGAGCCGCCAGTTCATTGCTCTGTTGATGGAGCACCGTAACGATATGCAGAGCGACCCAAGCCTGCAGAACTCGCCGGAAAACTGGGAAGCGCATGAATGGTTACGCGAAGCACATAAGGATATGCAGCGTGCCTGTATGGCTGCGTGCCGTGCTGTAGCCCGACCAGACTCAGATTGCTGAGTTCATCACAAGGCGCATTTGCGAGTGTGCCTGATGATGACAAATTGAAGACTTCCATTTAACATCCCTCAAATAATGAGGGAGTAAACAAGTGCCTAGTATCAGTCATATCAAAAACCCACTAACCATAATCGGGATATTTGCGGGCATCGTTGAGGTGTCAGCTAACTTTGTTTTGCCATTTTTGAATGAGCCGCAGCAGGGTCTATATATATGGTTTTTAATGCTTTTCCCTTCTGGCTTGGTACTGATTTTTTTTATTACATTGAATTGTAACCACGTCGCCTTGTATGCGCCAAGTGACTACAGTGATGACAATGGCTTCATGCGTGCAAATGGTGTAGTTGTTAACAATGAAGTAGAAAGCAGCACTCCAGCTCAAGGGTTTAGTATCTGATGAACAAAAGTATTGGCTCGACATACGAAAGCACAGTAGTCATTCTGGATAATCAATCCTATGAAAACTGTATATTCAGGAATTGCGACATTATTTACAAAGGAACTAGCGGGATAAATATCGTTGGTTGCAAGTTTTATGATTGCTCTTGGAAGCTCGAGGGCTCAGCTGCCAACACTCTCCAGTTTCTGCGAACGATGTACAAAGGCATGGGCGACTTTGGTAAAGAGATGGTCGAAGCAACATTTGAAAACATAAAAAAATAGCCGCCTCCGGGCGGTTTTTTTTGGAATAAATATGTCCGAACCACGCATCTATAACAGTCGCTGGGATAAAGCCAGACTGTCATTCCTTAAGTCACATCCTCTCTGCGCCATGTGCCACCGGCAGGGCAGAGCAGTGGCGGCTGCTGTTGTTGACCACATCAAACCACACAGGCTGAAGGAAGCCATTAACGGCGGCAAACAGGATGAGATTGCAAAGGCTCAGAAGCTCTTCTGGGACAAGGCCAACTGGCAGCCCCTCTGCAAACAGCACCACGACTCAACCAAGCAGCGCGAAGAGAAGCGCGGTCACGTCATAGGGTGCGATGAGAACGGTCTGCCCCTCGACCCGTCATCCCATTGGAGAAAGTAATGACCCAAGACCAACAAACCGTTCTGATGTTCAAGGGGCTGATTGCCTCACTGCCTGAAGAAAGCCAGGCGAAGGTTAAACAGGCTGAAGCGGTTATTCGCCAGCTCCTGACTGATTACCCCGAAGGAGAAGCGACGATTGCTCTTGGCCTGGTTGGTGCCGAACTGCAATGCGAAGCGTGAGAACATATGACCAGGTAAAACCATGCCGCCTGCAACCTCAACAAATGAGAGTGAATATCATTTACCATTGAGAGTGAGAGGGGTACGGTAAGATGATAACGATTATCAACACCATCTGGGAGGGTGGGAGCAGAGTTCAGGGGTTAACGACCTCCTGACCGCCCGCCCCCATTTGTATGCACAACCGCGAAATGAAAAGTTTTTTTCTGGGAGGTTTTTATGGCCGGAAGACGACCAAAACCGACCCATCTTAAGGTCGTTACCGGCAATCCGGGTAAGCGAAAACTCAACGACAAAGAGCCTGCACCTGCGAGAGAAATCCCCAGCCCGCCATCACACCTCACTGATTGGGGAAAGGTTGCGTGGGGAAAGCTGACCGTTCTACTTGATGGAATGGGCGTGCTGACCGTTGCCGATGTGCTGGCACTGGAAAGGCTCTGCGATATTTACGCCGACATTCTTCAGTTGCGAATCACGATTGCTGATGAAGGCAGAACTTATACGGTCCAGACCGAGGGTGGATTTCTGATAAAGGCCAACCCGGCTGTTTCAATGCTTGCTGATGCAGACCGGCGGTTTAAAAGCTACCTGGTAGAGTTCGGCCTGACACCGGCTGCCCGGTCAAAGGTGAACGTGAATGGTGGAGAAAAAGAAGAAGACCCGCTCAACCAGTTCTTCGGTTGACCCGGCAACGCAGTATGCAATGGACGTTACCAGCGGTGCGGTTATTGCCGGACCAGACATCCGCGCGGCATGCGCCCGTCACCTTCGCGATCTGGAAGAGGGTCCGAAGCGTGGTTTGTTCTGGGATGTTGAAGCTGTAACGCGCGTTGTTAACTTTTTTGCTCAGGTTCTGAAGCTGAATGGCGGTGAGCATGAGGGTAAACCTTTCATCCTGCTGCCGTGGCAGTGTTTCATTGTTGGCTCCCTGTTCGGCTGGAAGGCAGAAGACGGAACGCGCCGCTTTCGAATGAGCTATATCGAGTCCGGTAAGGGCTCGGGTAAATCGCCATTGGCGGGCGGAGTTGGTCTTTACCTGCTGATGGCAGACAAAGAGCCCCGCGCGGAAGTTTACGCGGCGGCAACGAAAAAAGACCAGGCGATGATTCTGTTCCGCGATGCGGTAACGATGGTCGATCAGTCGCCCGCGCTGGCACAGCGCATCACCAAATCCGGCACCGGCCTGAACGTGTGGAACCTTGCGTTTCTGCAGACGGGCTCATTCTTCAAGCCGATCAGTTCCGATGATGGTCAGTCAGGGCCGCGTCCGCACGGCGCACTGATTGACGAAGTGCATGAGCACAAAACAAATGCCGTGGTTGAGATGATGCGTGCCGGTACAAAAGGCCGACGTCAGGCGCTGATGTTCCTGATCACCAACAGCGGCCACGATAAAACCAGCGTCTGTTATGAGTATCACGAGTACGGGCGCAAGGTTGCTGCCGGTGACCTGGTTGATGACAGTTTTTTCAGCTTCATCTGTTCACTGGATGAGGGAGACGACCCGTTTAAGGATGAAACCTGCTGGGGCAAAGCTAACCCATCTCTGGGTCAGACCTTCACGGACAAGTACCTGCGAGAGCAGGTGACGCAGGCGCGCGGCATGCCGTCAAAAGAGAGCATTGTACGCCGCCTGAACTTCTGCCAGTGGGTGGAAGCGTCCGATCCATGGATTGACAGCGACACCTGGATGAACTGCGAACAGGATTTTGACCCGGAGGATTTAGCGGGTGAAGAGTGTTATGGCGGTTTGGACCTGTCTGGATCACGTGACCTGACGGCGCTTGCGCTTTACTTTCCGAAATTCAAAAAGCTTTTAGTTGAGTTCTGGACGCCGAAAGATTCTCTGCTGGAGCGATCCAAAACTGACCACGTTCCTTATGACGCCTGGCTGCGTAATGGTTTTATTCACGCGCCGCCGGGTAAGGCGGTCAACTACGGTTTTGTGGCAGTACGCATCGGTGAGCTTGCGGCCAGATACGATATTAAGTGCATCGCGTTTGACCAGTACCGCATCAAGTATCTGGAGCCAGAGCTCGAAAGCGAGTCTGTGAGTGTTGACCTTGTTCCGCATGGTCAGGGTTTTTATAAGGCGCAGGAGTCCGGGCTGTGGATGCCACGATCAATTGAGCTGTTTGAAGAGCACCTTAATAATCGGGTGCTTGTTATCCGGCCTAATCCCTGTCTTCGCTGGAATGCCGCCTCTGCGGTGCTTGAGGCTGACCAGAAGGACAACCGCATATTTGCCAAAAAGAAAAGCACCGGCCGTATCGACGGCGTGGTGGCTTCAGCTATGGCAATCGGTGCAGCAGAGGATGCGGTGCTGGTGGACAACGGTGATCCTGATGACTTTTTTGATGACCCGATCATGGTAGGTATCTGATGAAGGAAAAAAAACAGCCGGGTCGCATCAAGAGCGCGATTGTGAACTGGCTCGGTGAGTCGATTGGGCTTAATGACGCTGCGTTCTGGCAGGAGTGGTACGGCACAAGCAGCAGCGGCAAGGTCGTGACAGCAGAGAAAGCGCTGGCGCTGGCCTCTGTCTGGGCCTGCGTGCGCCTGCTGAGTGAGTCAGTTTCAACCCTGCCGATGAAGGTTTACGAACGTGCCGCTGACGGTTCGCGCAAGCTGGCGCTTAATCATCCGGCCTATCAACTGCTGTGCCGCCGTCCGAACAGCGAAATGACGCCGTCGCGCTTCATGCTGATGGTCGTTGCCAGTATCTGTCTGCGGGGTAATGCCTACGTTGAGAAAAAGATGATCGGCACCAAGCTAGTCTCGCTGATTCCGTTGCTTCCCCAGAGCATGAAGGTGGAGCGACTGGACAGCGGCGAACTGCAGTATACCTACACCGAGAAGGGCGTGAAGCGCATCATTCCGATTAAAAACATGATGCATATCCGGGGCTTTGGTCTGGATGGTGTATGCGGAATGATGCCGATGCGCACCGGGCGAGACGTGTTTGGCGCAGCGATGGCGGTCGAAGAATCAGCCGCAAAAATTTTTGAAAACGGTATTCAGACGTCAGGTTTCTTTCTTTCAAAGAATCTGCTGACAAAAGAACAGCGACAAAAAAACCGCGAGAACCTCAACCGCTTCGTTGGCTCGAAAAATGCGGGCAAGGTGATGGTACTTGAGGGTGACATGTCCTATCAGGGCATTACCCTCAACCCTGAAGATGCTCAGATGCTGGAGTCACGCTCGTTTAGCATTGAGGAAATCTGCCGCTGGTTCCGCGTACCTCCGTTCATGGTGGGTCACGTTGATAAGCAGAGTAGTTGGGCGTCGAGCGTTGAAGGCATGAACCTGCTTTTCCTGACAAATACGCTTCGGCCGATGCTGGTAAACATTGAGCAGGAGATTTCACGCTGTCTGCTGAACGGTGATGAAGACCTGTTTGCTGAGTTCTCGGTTGAAGGCCTGCTTCGTGCTGACAGCGCCGGACGCTCTGCTTATTACACCACCGCGCTGCAGAACGGCTGGATGTCCCGTAATGACGTTCGCCGCCTGGAGAATCTGCCGCCGATTGAAGGTGGTGATATCTACACCGTACAGCTGAACCTGACACCGCTTGAAGACCTGCGAAAAAACAGCACTGCCGCAAGGGCAACACTGTTGCGCGAAGTTCACAACGCCGTTTTCCCGGACATTCCTTTCGAACAATCACCGCTTAAACAGGCGGCTTAGGAGCACCCCCAATGACAGTAAAAAGTCTTCCGGCAGCGCCGGAGGGGCGGCCTTTTGCGCGCGAAAATCGCGATCTGCCGTCCTCTGCAATGGAGCGCTGGAACGGCGGTATCAAAGCCGCAAAGAGTGATGACAACAGCATTTCCGTGTTCGACGTCATTGGCGCTGACTGGTACGGAGACGGCGTTACCGCCAGCCGCATCGCGGCGGCACTCCGCTCAATCGGAGGTGCTGATGTGACCGTGAATATCAATTCGCCAGGCGGCGATATGTTTGAAGGCCTGGCGATTTATAACCTTCTGCGTGAATACGAAGGGAAAGTCACCGTTAAGGTGCTGGGACTTGCAGCCTCTGCAGCGTCGATTATCGCGATGGCAGGGGACGAGGTTCAGATTGGCCGCGGTGCTTTCCTGATGATCCATAACTGCTGGGTTTATGCGATGGGGAATCGTCACGACCTGCAGCAGATTGCGGCTGATATGGTGCCTTTCGACAAGGCGATGAACGATATCTATGGCGCACGAACCGGACTGGATGCTGCCACCATCGACGCGATGATGGATGCGGAAACCTATATCGGCGGCAGTGATGCCGTTGAAAAAGGTTTTGCAGATCGCCTGCTGGCGGCGGATGAGATTGCTGACGGCGACGACAGCCCTGCCGCCGCACTGCGCAAGCTGGACGCGACACTGGCAAAAACTGATATGCCACGCTCTGAGCGCCGAAAACTTCTTAAAGCATTAACCGGCGGCAAGCCAGGCGCTGCTGCCACCCCTGAAGGTATGCCGGGCGCTACCGACGAAATCAACCCCGAAAATATTGCACAACTTAAAAACGCGCTGGCCGCGTTCGGCAAATAAGGATTAACAATGTCTGAAGTAAATGAAGTTCTGAAGCAGGTTACTGCCAGCATCAACGAAGCCAGCGGCAAGTTCAACGCAAAGGCTGAAGAAGCGCTGACCGAAGCGAAAAAGTCAGGCTCGCTGTCAACAGAAACCAAAGCGGCAGTCGATAAGATGGCAAGTGAGCTTAACGCCATGCGTGAAGCAGAGAAAACGCTGAAGGCGGCGCTGGGTGATCTGGAGCAGCATGTAGCGCAGATGCCGCTGGCAAATGCTAAAGGCGTTATCGAAACCGTGGGTAGCCAGGTTATTTCTTCCGAAGCGTTGAAAGCTTTTTCGGCGAGTATCGAAGGTAACAAGCGTCTTAGCATTCCGGTTAAGGCCGCGCTACTGTCCGTTAACGTGCCGGGTCAGATCGTAGCGCCAGACCGCCAGCCGGGCATCGATCAGCAGCCAAAACAGCGCCTGTTTATCCGCGACCTGATCGCACCGGGCCGTACTGAGTCTAATACCATCTATTGGGTTCAGCAGACCGGCTTTACCAATAATGCAGCGACCGTCGCTGAGAACACCACTAAACCGTACAGCGGTATCACCTTCGCGGAAAAAATCACGCCGGTTCGTACCATTGCGCACCTGTTCAAAGCCGCGAAGCAGATTCTGGACGACATGCCGCAGCTTCAGTCGACAATTGACGCCGAGCTGCGCTACGGCCTGAAATACGTTGAAGAGCAGGAGATTCTGTTCGGCGACGGCACCGGCACGCATCTTAACGGTATCGTTCCGCAGGCATCTGCATACGCTGCTGCCTTCAGCGTGGCGAATCAAAGTGGTATTGATGATCTGCGACTGGCTATGCTGCAGGCGCAACTGGCACGCTTCCCGGCGTCCGGCCATGTTCTCCACTTCATTGATTGGGCGAAGATCGAGCTGACTAAGGATTCGCTGGGTCGTTACATTCTGGCTAACCCGGCAGCTCTGACCGGTCCTACCCTGTGGGGTCTGCCGGTTGTCGCAACCGAAGCGGCTGCTTTCCAGGGTAAATTCCTGACCGGCGCATTTAATGCCGGTGCGCAGATTTTCGACCGCGAAGATGCCAACGTGGTTATCTCTACCGAAAACGCCGACGACTTTGAGAAAAACATGATCTCAATCCGTTGTGAAGAGCGTCTGGCGCTGGCCGTTAAGCGCCCTGAAGCGTTCGTTTACGGTTCCTTCACCGCACCTGCTGCTGCAGCGTAACAGCAACGGCGGCCTCCGGGCCGCCTTTCCGGGAGTTACATATGAAACTGCTTCTGATTAAACCGAATTATTTTGGCGGCACAGTCGTGTCTGAAGGCAACACCATCGAGACGACCGAGCAGCACGGTCGTGAGCTGATAAAGCTGGGCTATGCCAGTAAGGTGGATGACAGCGCAGAGGAGAAAGCGGCAGCTGAGGCGAAGGAAAAAGCCGAAGCCGAAGCGCTTGCGAAGGCTGAAGAAGAGGCCAAAGCAAAGGCCGCTGCTGAAGCTCAGGAAAAAGCGGACGCTGAAGCCAGCGCGAAAGCGGCAGCTGAGGCGAAGGAAAAAGCTAAAAAATAAGGCGTTGTCATGCTGCTGACACTTGAAGAAATTAAACAGCAGTGCCGTCTTGATAGCGACTTCACGGAAGAGGATCGGCTGCTTGAGCTTTTTGCGCTGGCTGCTGAGGCAAAAGCGGTGACCTACCTCAATCGCAATCTTTATAAAACGGTGGCAGATATTGCACCGCTTGATACGGACGGCATGGTCATTACTGAAGATATCCGGCTTGCCCTGCTGATGCTGGTCAGTCACTGGTATGAGCATCGCAGTTCAGTGTCAGAGCTGGAGATGACGGAGACGCCGCAGGCGTTTGAGTTCCTGCTCTATTCGCGGCGTCTGCCGGTATCGGGGTATTAGCATGCAGCGACGCTCATCAAACACCAGTGCCGTTTACACGCTGCCCGATCCCGGCGAGCTGAATAAGCGCATTCACCTGCGCCAGCGCATTGACCAGGCAGCAGGGGATTACGGCACAGAGCCGGTCTATCAGAATGAAAAGGACGCGTGGGCGAAGGTCCGGCAGGTGGGCGCCACCACCTATCACGAATCCGTTCAGGCTGATGACACCATAACCCACTACATGACCATCCGTTACCGCCATGGCATAACATCAGATTTTGAGATTGTTTACGGCGGTTATGTGTATCGCGTCAAGCGCCTGCGCGACCTCAACTCTGCCGGTCGTTACCTGCTGATGGAGTGCGAGGAGCTTAGGGCTGTGGAAAGCGATGAGGTGATGTATGGCTAAGCCGCTTCTGCACATTGATTTTCAGCAGCCTAAAGACCTCGTTTTTAACCGGGCAAAAATGCGCCGCGCCTTCATTAAGATTGGTCAGGTGCATATGCGTGATGCCCGGCGTCTGGTTATGCGTCGCGGTCGCTCTGCTCCGGATGAGTATCCGGGTTTCAGAACTGGCAGGCTGGCGCGGTCTATTGGCTATTACGTTCCCCGCGCATCAAAAAGCCGTCCGGGCCTGATGGTGCGCATCGCGCCAAATCAGAAGCGGGGCGAAGGCAACCGCCTCATTGAGGGTGATTTCTACCCGACATTTCTGTTCTACGGCGTGAAACGTGGCGCTAAACGCAAAAAGAGTCACCACAAAGGAAAATCCGGCGGTAATGGCTGGCGCGTTGCCCCGCGTAAAAACTACATGACCGAGGTACTGGAGGCGCGCAAAACGTGGACGCGCTACGTCCTTAGTCGTGCGCTGCGAACCTCCCTGCGCCCTGAAAGGAAAAAGAAATGAAGCTATCACTGGTGATCGCTGCACTCCGGGTGCGATGTCCGATGTTCGCGGGCAACGTCGCCGGGGCGGCTGAATTTAAAGCCATTCCTGAAACAGGAAAGATGCGCCTGCCGGCGGCGTATGTAGTGCCGACCGAAGACGTCACCGCTGAGCAGAAGTCTCTCACTGACTACTGGCAGAACGTAACCGAAGGCTTTGCGGTGGTCGTGGTGCTGGATAATACGCGCGACGAGCGCGGTCAGGCAGCAGGGTATGACGCCGTGCATGATGTCCGGCAGCAAATCTGGAAGGCGCTTCTGGGCTGGGAGCCTGATTCCGACGCAGGCCCGGTGGCCTATTCTGGCGGTCAGCTTCTGGACATGGACCGGGGCCGCCTTTATTACCAGTTTGAATTCATGCTGACGCGGGAAATCACCGAAGAGGACACGCGCCAGCAGGATGATCTTGACACTCTGGACGAGCTGAAATCGGTCGATATCAAAGTTGACTACATCGATCCGGGTAACGGCCCTGACGGCATTATCGAACACCACATCAAAATCAACCTCAGCGAGTAAATCATGCAACTTAGACCCAAGCGCGGGCGGTCAGTTCCTGACCCTGTCCGGGGCGATCTGCTGCCTTCAGAAGGCCGGAACGTCGAAGAGAGCAGCTACTGGCACCGCCGCATTGCGGATGGTGATGTCGAAGAAGTCAGCGCGGAAGTAGAAAAGCCTGCTGCTGACGCCAAGAAAAAGGGCGGTGAATAATGTCAGTATCGTTCCCCACTATTCCGTCAGACCTCCGCGTGCCGCTGTTCTGGGCCGAAATGGACAACAGCGAAGCGAACACCACGCAGAGCAGCGGCCCATCACTGCTGGTTGGCTTCGCCTCAGCCGATAGCACCATTGTTAAAAATAAGCTCACCATCATGCCGTCTGCCGCGCTGGCGGGTAAGGTTGCAGGGCGTGGCAGCCAGCTGGCCCGCATGGTGGCGCGTTATCGCACTGTCGATCCGTTTGGTGAGCTGTGGGTTATCGCGGTGACCGAGCCTGACGGCGAAGCAGCCAAAGGCACCGTGACGCTGACCGGCAATGCTCAGGCGTCAGGTTCGCTCAGTCTGTATATCGGTGCGGTACGCGTTCAGGCTGCAGTCGTGACCGGGGATGCACCGCCAGCCGTGGCCGCGACGCTGGCCGCTGCCATTAACGCTGATGATGACCTGCCGGTGACTGCCGCTTCCGCTGCGGGTGTGGTTACGTTGACTGCTCGACATAAGGGACTTACCGGCAACAGTATTCCGCTGGCGCTGAACTACTACGGCACCGTGGGCAGCGAAACCACGCCTGACGGCGTTAACGCTGTGATTGATGCCATGGCGGGAGGTGCGGGTTCACCGTCACTGGCTGCAACCGTGGCCGCGATGGGTGATGAGCCGTTTGACTTCATCGGCACACCGTTCAGTGATTCCGCCTCGCTCGCAACACTGGCGCTGGAGATGAACGATTCCTCCGGTCGCTGGGGCTATGCGCGTCAGCTTTACGGTCACGTTTATACGGCGAAAATCGGGACGCTCTCCGAACTGGTGGCCTTTGGCGACACCATGAACAACCAGCACATTACCGTTGCCGGTTATGAACCTGCTGTTCAGACTGCTGCCGATGAGCTGGTCGCACTGCGCACCGCACGCAATGCAGTGTTTATCCGCGTTGACCCGGCCCGCCCGACACAGACCGGTGAGCTGACCGGCGCATTACCGGCACCGGCAGGCAGCCGCTTTACCCTGACCGAGCAGCAGTCGCTTCTGAAGCATGGCATCGCGACGGCTTACGCCGAAAGCGGTGTGCTGCGCATTCAGCGCGACATCACTACCTATCAGGAAAACGCCTACGGCGTGGCGGACAACAGCTACCTGGACAGTGAGACTCTGCATACAAGCGCCTACGTTATCCGTCAGCTGAAGAGCATCATTACCAGTAAGTACCCGCGTCATAAGCTGGCGAATGACGGGACACGCTTCGGTCCGGGTCAGGCCATCGTGACGCCTGCAGTGCTGAAGGGGGAGATGTGCGCCAGCTATCGCACGATGGAGCGGGCTGGGATCGTGGAGAACTTCGATCTTTTCAAGCAGCATCTCGTGGTAGAGCGCAACGTCAGTGACCCGACCCGCGTGGATGTCCTGTTCCCGCCGGATTACGTCAACCAGCTGCGCGTCTTTGCGCTGCTTAACCAGTTCCGTCTGCAATACAGCGAGGAGACCGCGTAATGGCAAAGATTGCGGGTACAGCATACGTGAAGGTGGACGGCCAGCAGCTGTCGCTGACCGGCGGCATTGAGGTGCCGATGAACACCAAAGTGCGTGATGACGTGATCGGCCTGGCCGGTGACGTGGATTACAAAGAGACGCACCGTGCACCTTACGTCAAAGGCACCTTTAAGGTGCCAAAGGCGTTTCCGGTCACCAAACTGATGGACTCAGACCAGATGACCATCACCGCCGAACTGGCTAACGGCATGGTTTACGTGCTGTCTGAAGCTTTCCAGTTCGGTGAAGCAAACCACAATGCGGAAGAGGGTACGGTTGACCTCGAATTCCACGGCACAGAAGGATTCTATCAGTGAGTGAACTTCAGCTTTCAAAACCCATTACAGCACACGGTGAGACTATTCATGTGCTGGAGCTGCGCGATCCAACAGGCAAGGATGTCCGCGAGCTGGGCTATCCATACCAAATGAATCAGGATGAGTCAGTGAAGCTGCTGGCTCACGTTGTGGCTAAATACATCAGCCAGCTGGGCGGCATTCCACCCAGCTCAGTTGATGACATGTCGCCATCAGACCTGAATGCTGCTGGCTGGGTGGTTGCAGGTTTTTTCCTTCAGGCCTGACAGCTAAAGAGCTGCTAAATCTGTACTTCGATTGCGCCAGTTACTGGCGCATAAATCCTCTGGAAGTCCTGAGCGAGGACTTAAAAAGCCTGCAATTACTTATCGACCAGGCGAACCGGATAGAACGGGAGCGAAAAGCCAATGGCTGAATTTGAACTGAAAGCGCTTATTACTGGCGTTGACAGACTTTCACCTGCACTTGGCCGCATGCAAAAGAACCTGCGCCGGTTCCGTAAAGATGCAGAGGAAGCAGGCAGGGGTGGCATGGCTATGGCAGGCGGTCTTGCTGCCGGACTGACGGGCTCGCTGGTTGCTTTTGCCAAGCAGGAAGACGCCGCGACAGGCCTGAAAGTTGCCATGATGGACGCCAGTGGCGCAGTGGGGGCTGACTTTGAGAAGATTAATAAGCTGGCTATTGGCCTCGGCAATAAACTGCCTGGCACCACTGCAGACTTTCAGAACATGATGCAGATGCTTGTCAGGCAGGGTATTCCGGCTCAGAACATCTTAAGTGGTGTTGGTGAGGCATCCGCTTATCTGGCGGTTCAGCTTAAGAAAACGCCCGAAGCGGCTGCAGAGTTTGCTGCAAAAATGCAGGATGCTACCGGCACAGCCTCAGAAGATATGATGGGATTATTCGACACCATCCAGAAGGCTTTTTATCTGGGCGTTGATGATACCAACATGCTGTCATTTTTCTCTAAAACCAGCTCCATAATGAAGATGGTCAGTAAAGATGGCCTGACGGCGGCGCGTGCTTTGGCACCAATTTCCGTAATGATGGATCAGATGGGAATGGAAGGTGAGGCATCCGGTAACGCCCTGAGAAAGGTATTCCAGGCAGGATTTGACGGTAAAAAGATGAAGGCAGCCAATAAGCTGCTTAGTCGAAAAGGAATTCATTTAGATTTCACTGATGGCAAGGGAGAGTTCGGCGGACTTGATAATCTCTTCAAGCAATTAAATAAGCTTCAGTCATTAACAACTAAACAAAAAACCACCATCATTAAGCAGATATTTGGTGATGACGCTGAAACACTTCAGGTGTTAAATGCACTAATTGACAAAGGCAAAACCGGCTATGACCAGATTCAGGAGAAAATGGGGAAGCAGGCAGACCTTAATAAGCGCGTCAATGCTCAGTTAAACACCCTTTCGAATATCTGGGAGTCACTGACCGGTACAGCAGTCAATGGTCTTGCGGCAATCGGTGGTGCATTTTCAGGTGATGCTAAAAGGATTGTTAGCTGGCTGGGTGACATGTCAGAGCGCTTTACTGAGTTTGCTGACAAAAACCCGAAAGTGATTCGTGGTGCATTTGGCATCGCGGCCGGTTTTGTTGGAATGAAGTTGGGGCTGCTGGGAATCAACTTTGCACTGGGTATATTGGGGCAAGGACTGAAGCTTTCTCCGATGGGCATATTCCTTAGGCTTGCAGCACTGGGAATCGGCCTTTTGATTTCTGATTGGGACAAGTTTGGGCCTGTTGTTGAGAAAGTATGGACTAAAATCGATGACCTTACTGAGGCTCTGGGGGGGATGAACGGAATCATTATTGGAATCGGCGGAGTGATGGCTGGGGCATTCACGCTTCAGGTTATCGGATCGCTTACCAAAGCAACAACCAAAGCAAGCGGGCTTCTGGCGGTCCTGAGCAAAATAAGTAAGCTTAGCGCTCTAACAGTTTCAATAGCTGTTGCCCTCTATATGTTCAAGAAACTGGAAGAAATTTCTGATGCGGCTACACAGAAGGACGGCACTGAATCTTTCTGGGAGTCATTCAAAAAGAGGTGGAAAGCTGGCGGCTGGTATAACAACCAGAAAGATCTCGACGCTGGTAGCCTCAAATTGCCAGGTAAAGTTCCATCCGCACCATCTGAGATGGTAACCAAGAGTGGCGAATCGAAGCCGTTCTGGGACTCGATTGCAAATGAATGGGGGGCTGGAGACTGGTTTAAAATCCAGAGGCAGAACTCAACAAGCAATCCGCAAATGGCAAACCAAAATCTTTCTATGCCGACATTGCTTAAGGAGCCTGCAAGACAGGGGGAGCTCAAAGTAAGTTTTGAAGATGCTCCGCAAGGAATGCGCGTGACCCCTGTAGGTGGGAATCTTCCCTGGCTTGATCTTGATGTGGGTTATAATCGGTTTTCAAACCCATAGGTTAAGGATGAAGAAATGCGATTATTTGCAATATTATTGGCTCTTTTATTTAGTGGCTTAGTATCTGCAAGTGAATGTTATCCCGCATTTAGCGAAAAGGAATTTATTGACTCCATCGGCAAAAAACCTGAGAAATTGCAGGTTTTCAAAGATGGCGGCACGCTAAGGCACCAGTACTCATTTAGGAAGGAGCACATGGATGACGAAGCATTTAACGATAATAGCGAGGTAGATTATGAACCTCAGATTTACATTACCGTTTACAACCCCCCATGTGCTGACAAGATAAGCATTCATTTCTACGCGAATGAAGACAAATCAATGAATGAGATTAACGTGGCTTTGGCCGGTAAAGCTTTTGAATACCTTACCGGAAACAGTCCGGTGATCTTCAAAAATAAGCTGGAGAAGTTCAAAGGCGTTCAGAGATTTGATTCTTATGATGAAAAAGCTGATTCTGTCTTCGCAAAATTAGGCGACTCCTATTCGATACAGATACACCTGAGATAAACATTAACCCGCTTCGGCGGGTTTTTTATTGCCCGGAGTAACCCATGAGCTGGAAAGACAATCTGCAGGATGCCTCGCTGCGGGGCATCCCGTTTAAGGTAGATGAAGATGAGGCCACCTTTGGCCGACGCGTACAGGTGCATGAGTACCCGAACCGTGACAAGCCATGGGCAGAAGATTTAGGGCGTGCAACGCGCCGGTTCAGTGTGCAGGCCTACCTGATTGGTGATGACTATTTTGAGCAGCGCAATCGGCTGATTGAGGCTATTGAAAAGCCGGGTTCCTGTACGCTGGTTCATCCTTACTATGGCGAGATGACCGTAGTTGTGGACGATGCTGTGCGCATCAGTCATTCCCAGAATGAAGGCCGCATGTGCCGCGTCAGTTTCAGCTTCATTGAGTCGGGCGAGCTATCCTTCCCGACAGCAGGTCTGGCAACCGGCCAGAAATTGTCTTCTTCGGTTTCATTTCTGGATGACGCAATTTCATCGGCTTTCGGTGCCTTTGGTATGGATGGCATGCCTGATTTTCTGCAGGACGGCGTTCTGGATGAGGCCAGCGGTATGTTCAGTACCGTAACGAGCGCTTTTCAGTATGTGGATTCTGGAGTCAGCTCGGCATCGCGCCTGATGCAGGGAGATTTATCAGTGCTGCTCAGCCCGCCATCCAGCGGCATGAGTTTCGTCAACCGGCTGCAGACCATGTGGCGGGCGGGCTCACGGCTGACCGGCAACGCCTCCGATCTGATGTCGATGATTAAGGGGCTGACCGGTGTCACCGTCGATTCAGGACTCGCCCCGCGCGGCGTCTGGAATACCGACAGCAAAACGGCTCAGACGCAGACCATCCAGCGAAACTATGTGGCGCAGGCGGTGCGAACCACGGCAATCAGTGAAGCGGCCGCAGCGGTAACAAACCTGCCTCAGCCAGCAAACCGCACCGTCACGCGCCAGCAGGACCCGTTGCAGCCGGTCAGAGTTTCGCATCCTGCCGTCACCAACATCCAGCCGGTATCTGGCGTCACCTCCGCAGTGTCAGCATCCAATGCAGCGACGACTACAGATGCAGCTTCATCGGCGTCTGTCATCACCGCCTCTGCCTCATCAGGAGTCACATCATCAACCGACAGCGGTGCCGTCATTACATGGGATGACCTGGATCAGGTGCGTGACAGCCTCAACGGGGCTATCGATCGTGAGATGGAGCGCGTTTCCGATGACGGCCTGTATCAGGCGCTGGTTACCGTGCGGACTGACCTTAACCGGGATATCTCAGCCCGGCTTGAGCAGGTCGAGCGCATGACAGAGCGCACGCCGTCGCAGGTGATGCCTGCACTGGTGCTGGCCGCTGACTGGTACGACTCCGCATCCCGCACCGGTGACATTACCGCACGCAACGGCATCCGCCATCCCGGCTTCGTGCCGGTTCAGACACTGAGGGTGCCGGTACGATGAACAACACCGTTATTCTTCGCGTTAACGGGCAGGAGTGGGGCGGCTGGACATCGGTCCGGATCGCCGCCGGCATTGAGCGTATCGCGCGCGACTTCACCGTTGAGATTACCCGCAGCTGGCCGGGTGATACCGACCAGGCAAACCGGAGTAACAGAATTAAAAACGGAAACCTTGTTGAGGTGCTCATCGGCACCGACAAGGTGCTGACCGGTTACGTAGAGGCGACGCCGGTCCGGTATGACGCACGCAGCATCAGCGTAGGAATCTCAGGGCGCAGTAAAACCGCTGACCTCATCGACTGCTCAGCCACGCCTTCACAGTATGCCGGACGTTCGCTTGCACAGGTAACCGCAGAGCTGGCGAAGCCGTTCAGCATTACCGTGGTGGATGCAGGCGGTGCATCGGGTGCTTTACAGGGCGTGCAGGCTGACCAAGGTGAAACGGTTATGGACGTGCTGAATAAGATGCTGGGCCTGCAGCAGGCTCTGGCCTACGACAACGCAGAAGGCAATCTGGTTATCGGAGGCATCGGCAGTCAGCAGGCCCACACCGCTCTGGTTCTGGGTGAGAACATTCTTTCATGCGATACCGAAAAGAGCATCCGCGACCGGTTCAGCGACTATCAGGTGTCCGGTCAGCGAAAGGGAAATGACGATGACTTTGGCGAGGCGACAACCACTGCAATTCGCTCAAAGACCATTGATGGCGGACTGAAGCGTTACCGCCCGATGATTATCCGTCAGACCGGCAACGCCACCACGGCAACCTGCACTGCGCTCGCAGAGTTTGAGATGCGTCAGCGTGCCGCCCGGACCGATGAAGTGACCTACACCGTGCAGGGCTGGCGACAGGGTGACGGCTCACTCTGGCTGCCTAACCTGCAGGTAATCGTCTTCGATCCCATCCTCGGCTTTAACAATCGCCAGATGGTCATCGCTGAGGTCACCTATCAGCAGGATGAGAACGGCACTATCACGGAAATCCGGGTCGGACCGCCGGATGCTTACCTCCCTGAACCGACTAAGCCCGGTAAGCGCAAAAAGAAAAAGACTGAAGAGGATGATTTCTGATGGCAAACCCGATGTCAGGTATGGGCCGTGCACTATCTAACCTGCTGGCCCGCGCCGTAGTTCGCGGACTGAACACGGCGACAAAGTGCCAGATGCTTCAGGTTGAAATGGCCGGGGGGGAGGGGAAAAGCGATATCGAGCACATGGAGCCTTACGGCTTTACCGCAGCGCCCCTGACCGGAGCAGAGGCCGTGGCCGCCTATTTCGACGGTGACCGTTCTCATGGTGTGGTGCTGGTCGTTTCTGACCGTCGCTACCGCATCAAAAACCTGACGTCCGGTGAGGTGGCGGTGTATGACGATCAGGGGCAGTCGGTCACGCTCACGCGCGAAGGGATAATCGTCAACGGTGCAGGAAAGCCAATCACCTTTACCAATGCGCCCAAAGCCCGGTTCGAAATGGATATCGAGGCGACAGGTGAAATCAAGGATAAGTGTGATTCTTCCGGCCTGACCATGTCAGCAATGCGCGTTTCTTACAACGTCCACACGCATAAAGAAAACGGCTCTGGCGGCGGCACTACCGACGCTACAACCCAGAAAATGGTGGCATCATGATAATCGTCGTAAATGGCTCTGAGCAGGATGCAACCTGGCCGACTGACCCGCTTACCAGAGCCGTAATTGTTTCGCTTTTCTCCTGGCGAAAAGCCGAGGCTGATGATAATCCCACACAGGATAACGGGTGGTGGGGCGACAGCTTTCCGACAACTCAGAATGACCGCATCGGATCGCGCCTTTATCTCCTTAGTCGTGAAAAGCTCACCAACAAGACAGCGCTCAAAGCCCGCGAATACATCAGCCAGGCGCTGCAATGGCTTGTCGATGACGGCGTCGCAGTGCGCGTGGACGTGACAGCAGAGCGCACAGGTATCAGCACTCTTAGCGCCGCTATCGTCATCAGTCAGAAAGATGGCAACCGGGCAACTTATTCATTTAACGATCTATGGAGTGAGCTAAATGGCTGACAGTGGATTTACCCGCCCGACACTCCCTCAGTTAATCACCGCCGTTCGCAGCGATATTCTTACCCGCCTTGCAGCAGATACGACGCTGGCAGCGCTGAGACGCACTGATGCTGAGGTATACGGGCGCGTTCAGGCAGCAGCCGTGCATACCGTCTACGGCTATATAGACTATCTGGCACGTAACCTGCTGCCGGACCTTGCCGATGAGGAGTGGCTGACACGTCATGCCAATATGAAGCGATGCCCGCGCAAAGCAGCCACGACAGCAGCAGGTTATGCGCGCTGGGCGGTCGCCACAGCCGACATCACCATACCCGCAGGGGTGACCATTCAGCGTGACGATCTTGTGTCGTTCACCACCTCAGCAGCTGCCACATCAGCGGGTGGCGTGCTTCGTGTGCCTGTTGTCTGCGACACGGCGGGGGCAACCGGTAACACGGATGACGGTCTTGCTATGCGTCTGGTCAGCCCGATTACGGGCCTTACCTCAGCTGGCGTGGCGGACAGCATTCAGGGTGGTGCTGACGTTGAGGATTTAGAGCTCTGGCGGTCACGCGTCATTGAGCGCTGGTACTGGACGCCGCAGGGTGGCGCTGACGGTGACTACGAGGTCTGGGCTAAAGAGGTGGCGGGCATTACGCGTGCGTGGACTTACCGCCACTGGAGCGGGCGCGGAACGGTGGGGGTGATGGTGGCAAACAGCGACCTGATTAATCCTGTTCCTGATGCCACAACCGTAGCAGCCGCACAGGCTTACATCGAACCGCTGGCCCCTGTGGCCGGTGCCGATATCTATGTGTTTGCAGCTACGCCGCACACGGTTAACTTCCAGATTCGCCTAAGCCCCGATACCACGGCGGTTCGCTATGCCGTTGAGGCAGAGTTGCGTTCGATGATGCTGCGCGACGGTGGCCCGGAAAGCGTGCTGAAGCCATCGCGCATCAGCGAGGCGATCAGTATCGCAACCGGCGAGTACAGCCATACGCTGGTCAGCCCTTCTGCTGACATCACTATCGGCAAGGGGGAGCTGGGTGTTGTGGGGGCTATCTCATGGACTTAGCGGCGCAGTACCGGCAGATGCTGGGCGCACTCCTGCCGCGTGGCCCGGCATGGGATGCAGATGATCTGCTGCTGACCGGACTGGCTCCCTCGCTTGCAGAGCTGCACGGGCGAGGTGATGCGCTGATGCTTGAAACCGATCCGCGTTCTGTAACAGAGCTTATAGACCGATATGAGGAAATCAGCGGATTACCTGACAGCTGTGCGCCTCCGGGTGTTCAGACTCTCCAGCAGCGCAGGCAAAGGCTTGATGCAAAGCTTAATCTGGCTGGTGGCATCAATGAAGCTTTTTACCTGGAGCAGCTTGAGGCGCTGGGTTACACAGGCGTCACGATCACCCGGTACAAAAAGAGCCAGTTTACCTGTATTTCAGTCTGCACTGACTCTCTTTACAGCGATGAATGGCGTTATTACTGGCGGGTAAACATGCCTGCCGCCACTCAGATTAACCCGATGACGGCAATCAGCAACGCCACCGACAGCCTCAGAACGTGGGGAGACACGACCGCCGAGTGTGTTCTTAACAAGCTTGCCCCGTCACATACCTACGTCATCTTCAGATACCCGGAGTAAACATGCATCGTATTGACACATCAACCGCGCAGAAAGATAAGTTTGGCTCGGGTAAGAATGGATTTACCGGCGGCAACCCTCAGACAGGTGAGCTCCCGACCGCGCTGGACGCTGATTTTTTTGATTCTGTTCAGGAGGAGATTGCAGCCGTTATTGAAGCTGCCGGTATCACACTGGCAAAAGCAAATAACGCACAACTCCTTACTGCTATGAAAGCGCTGGTCGGTCCCGGACGCCTTCTCAATATCCAGTCATTTCCAATAACCGGTAATTACATTCCTGTAGCTGGAGCAAAAAAGGTTCGTGTGAGGGCGTGGGGCGCAGGAGGCTCTGGTGCTGGAACGGCAACCTCTGGCGTAGGCGCAATAGGTGGTGCAGGCGGGGCTTATGTCGAGGTTACGATCGATCTGGTTGGGCTGTCATTAATTCCCATTACTGTTGGCAAGGGGGGTACAGCGGTACCGGCAAATAGCGCGGCTGCAGGAGTGGCTGGAGGAGATACATTGATTCCATTGCTTGGAATTACTGCCAGAGGCGGAGGCGGTGGAGGTTCCGGTACTGCAATCGGCGGATCCCCGACTTCTTCAAAGTCTACTGCTTCTCTGCTGGTTAAAGGCCAGGATGGTCAGGGATCAGCGATTGCCAGCATAGGCGTGCAAGGCGGTGCAGCATTCGCAAGTTTTGCGGGTGTGGCCCGCACCGGCTCCAACGGTGATAACGGTGGGTATCCTGGCGGTGCAAGTGCAGGATCTTCGTATCCATCAGGTGGCACTCCGCGTGGCTCAGGTAGTGGTGCTGATGGTCTTGTAATTATTGAGGAGTACGCATAATGAGCAACCGTTACGCAATCATCGTTAATGGCGTTGTGGTGAATACTATTGCATGGGATGGTGAAGCAGAATTTGACGTAAAGCAGGCAGGATATGGAGATAAGGCAGAATTAATGGCCTTGGATGATAATTCACTTGTGGCTGTAGGTTATCTTTACAGTGGAACGGAGTTTTCAGCCCCTCCTCTTACTCAGGAGCAGCAAGACAATATTGACTCTGCCGCAATCGATGGGAATATCAATCTTAAAGCCAGCCTGATGAATGAAGCAAACCAGAGACTATCTGTCCTGCAGGATGCTGTTGATCTGGAGATGGCAACAAAAGATGAGTCCGCAGCTCTTCTTCTTTGGAAAAAGTATCGAGTGTTGCTTAGCAGAATTGATGAAAACACACCTAAAGATATAACTTGGCCAGAAAAGCCTAGATGATTAACATCAATCATTGATTGCTCACCAGCAATGCCACCCAAATGATGGGGGTCAGTGCATAAAGTAAAGCATATGAGACCCCCAACTTGCTATCTTCAGATCTTTCACCAATAACATTGATAACTTTATTACTATGCCTGAATGAATCAACTTTTTTATCAACTAGGAAATGTGCTATCAGTGAAATAGCTATAGTTAATATCGAGACCATAGTACCTAACGAAATCAACCCTGAGTTGATATTGTTGTTTTTCATAAAAATATAAATAGGGAAGTGAAGTATATAAACTGGATAAGACAGCTCTCCTATAAATCTGTCTATTTTTATATTTTTAGTTATCTCAAACAAAGCAGGAACAGAAAGGCCAAGAAATAGGATTACCCAAGACGGCACTGTAGTCTGGGTGTATGACAATAGAACGATTAGTGGCATGGCAATGTAATAATTTAGTCGCACGCCTCTTTTTACAAGATGATACCCTAAAGAACCAATGCTAAAGAAAACTATTGATGCGGCATAAAAAGAGTATACAAAAGGAACGCTCCTATTAGAATACACTCCAAATTCGCTAATCGGGTAGTTTATCCTATTAGCAATAATGAAGTAAACGCATCCTGCACACAGCATTGCTACTGTTTTACCAGCCGACTTAACTACAAACGGAGCTGCAAGATAAAACATCAATTCCGGAGCGAGTGACCACCCTGGAGGATTTATCGACAGATTAATTGGCGTTTCACATGACCCAATTTTAGTGTGAAAGCAAAACTGATTTGTTAAGTCAGAGCCAAAAATGAAAATGTTTGAAATTAACATATAAAGCTTAGAGGGGTGAGTTAATTCATTAAATGTTGTTATTATCTCATGATAAGAAATTAATAAAGCCAACGTCGCACCAATAAAATATATTGGGAATATACGCAGCGATCGTGAGATATAAAATTTAGTTGGCGAGAGGTTTGCATATTTTTCATTCAATATCATCGCCATGTAAAATCCTGATATGGCGAAAAAGACAGGAACCACATAAGTGGCACCCAAGCCGTCAAATCCAAAAACCGTTGATCGTGTGTGCCCGGCAACAACTGATAAGGCAAGAACCAGTCTTAATAAACCCATAAAAAAATCCATTTGAAAACTCGGGAACATTAAAGCGCATTGCTAAAAGCAGCACAACAGCAAGCGCTCAAAGATTTTGAATAAAAAGCCCGGCGACCGGGCAATGACTCAGTCGCTCCTGTCTGAGCAGGCTACGGGGTGGGTCATTTGAGATTAGTCACTCGCCGCCAGCCCCGCATGATTAAAAATCCTTTTCGCTCAAGCCCTTTACAAATCTGTGGGCTGGTCCGCCTTGATCAACCATATGGATTGATATTACTGTTTATAAATACAGTATTTGTAAGGTGGATTTATCATGGCGAGAGAGTGTGATATTAAGGCGGCATTCATGGCTGCCATGAGGCGAGAGCCGGGGCTGGGTGTCATCGTCAAGACGCAGGAATTTGTCCATCAGCTGGAGCTGGTTAACTGGCACTTCAGCCTGCGCGAGGCTAACCAGTGGATAAAGGCAAATACGGCGACGTTCCGCGATACATCGACGCAGGAAGGTGAGTCTAAGACCTACCGTCAGTTCAACCCGAACGGGGGAATATGATATGGGCTTTCCATCACCGGCGTCGGACTATGTTGAAGGCCGTATAGACCTGAACAAAGTGCTAATGCCTCACCCGACTCACATGCTGATGATTGAGACGCCAGACGGATTCGCTATTGTCGACAGAACTGTGCAGGGAAAGACGGGCGACAAAGTAGCATTCCAGCTCGGGGACTATTCGCAGTTGGGCAGATTGTTCAAAACAGGAATTATCACCTCGGACGGTGAGACAATCGATGGAGAGGGGCTTGAAGGGCTTATCGTTTTGGGGAAAGTGACAGCTACTGTAATTTCGGTTTATGAGCCGTGCAGGCCTACCTTATAAAAACAAAAGCCCGGTCACCCGGGCTTGATAGTTAGCTCACTTACTACTTAGCCATGGCGGCTTCATCACGACGAATGCTGTCAATCGCATCATCAAGCCGTTTGATAGCTGAAGCATTCCAATTAACTGGCTTTCCGCCAGTTGGCGCACATGGCGTGATATCGCCATTGGCTATCAATTGACGAATGTGAGCTACTTCTTGTTCTGTAATCGGAACTGGCTGACTCAGTGGATTATTCATGTCCATAATCATCCCCTTCTGTATGAGAGCATCTGCAACATCTGAGATGAGATGTTTATCTTGCTCTAAATTCACTTTACCGCTGTTAAAGTCGACATATCTGACATCACCGCCAGTTTTGATATCGAACGATTTAGCAGATTCAATTGCAGTTCGCGCACAGCCTGACTGACGCCAGTTACCGCCTGCATGAGGCGCTCCTGAGCCAGCGAACACAGCATTAATTTTGATACTTCCATCATCATCAACGAATTGTGCAGCCAACATTTCGCCGATGTTGAAGATTATAGCATTGGTAGAGATCTTAACGATGTGCAATGTGATTGCTTCTTCACCATTCAGAAGAATCGGAGGTCGAGGTTCGTTAAGGTCACCTGACCACCACTGCTTCCAGTGTTGTATCAGAAGTCCGTTACCAGCAAGTGTCAAAACGTGGTCATCTCTGACCGACATCTTCCCAAATCCTGTGTCATCAACAAAGGCTACATGTCCGAAGTAACCTAAATCATCCAACTCGCGAGACCAACGAGAGTCGGTTGCAATCAGTTTGTTGACACGGTCATATACTGTTGTTGTCATCGTATGACGTCATCCATTGTCAAGGTCACGCGACTCTACAGGAACTATGAGTCGTTATCTAATTGGTAATACTTATCGGTTAATGGGGAATTAACTTTATAGCTAATAACTATCGTTAGGCTATATCGCGATAGACTTCACAAAATGGACGCTGGATGTTGTGTACATATTTAGGTACATAAAGCTAAATGATTTTGATAAAATATACTTTATTATCATTGTTTTGGATTTGTACTTACCCTAGTCCATTTAACTAAGAGGACAGCGGCGTGCAGTATAGCGAAACAGTCCTGAAAATTCACCAGGTTGCCGCGCGTTTGCTCATTCCGCCAGCAATCCCGGTTTTCTGCACTGAACGCAGTTAAGCACGG